GTTCATCAGGCCAATCGCATACGTCAGATCCGCCAGCTCCTTGTCCGTGAACTCGGCGGCAGCCGCCGCGTAGTCCTCGTCCGGCACGCCGGTCTCGGACACGCGCGTCACGCTTTCCGCCCAGGCCAGCGCCGTGCGTTCGCGACGGCTGAACACCGCGCCGGCCTCGTGCCATACGGGCACCAGCACCAGCTTGTCGACGGCCACGCCCTGCTTGACCAGGTCGCGCGAATGCATGTCAATGCAATAGGCGCAGCCGTTGATCTGGGACACCCGAAGAAACACAAGATCAATCAGCGTCTTGGGCAATCCGCAGCGCTGTAGGTAAACATATACCCCGCCGAAGGCCTTGTAACCGTCGGGCGAAGCGTGGGCGTAATCGAGGCGGGGAGCGCTCATGATGGGTCCTGGATAGAGAAGATCAGAACCGCTATCGTGCGCTTTCTTGGCCTAGCGCGATAGAGCCATAAACCGCCATATCGACTAGGTCATGACGGCGCGCCGCACAGCCTGCGCCAGACGGTATTGCCCTGGCGAATCTGCCGGCGTACCGCCGCCGGCGTGTCGTCAACCTGCTGCGCGTCATCGAAGTAAATCGGGCGCGCATGCTCGCAGTATTCAACGCCCACCCGGGCCGGCGCCACGCACCCAGTCGCGCTTAAGCTCAGCAGCAATGGCAGCGTCATCCATGCGAGCCGTTTGATCTTGCACATTTCTGGTCTCCTGCCGGGCATGATCCGCCTGCTGGTTGATGCGCGCATCGCGCTGCTCGCGTTCGGCCGCGCGGCCGGCGCCGCGTCCGCGCAAGTACGCCAGCACCAATAACGCGATGGCCCCGAAAGCGGCCAACACCATCTTGTTGAATCGCTCAAGCCATGTGCGCATGAGAGCTTTCCTCTGCCTGGCGGGCTTGGGCATACAGCGCCGGCCACGTATGCGGATGCGGCTTGCCCGGCCGCCAGGTACGCAAGTACAGCGCCCAAGCCCCGTCGGCATCACCGGGCGCCGGCAAACGCCATGGGTCCGTCCATAAGAGCAGCCGCGCGAAGCCTGCGGCCAGCACATCGTCCGTTTCCAATGCCGGGTAGACGGATGCGGATAGCGGGGCAACGTTGCGGGCGGCGCACAGGTTGTGGGCGGCGTCGCGGCTGGACGGGTGCGTCAGCACGCCGAGGACACCGCCATTTTTCTCAAACTGCCAGAACCCGCGAGCCGGGCCGTTGATCTGGCGGCGGTGCAGGAATCGGCTTTCTTGAAGCCCGATGGCAAGCAAGAGGATGCGAGCCGCGGGGGTGGTCATGGCGGGCGGCAGCAAAGCGAGCGCCGGGGTGATGGCGGTGTGGATGAGGGGGGTAAGGGTCATGGTGGTTTCCTCTCATGGTTGTTTCCTCTCATGGTTGTTTCCTCTGTCACTGGGCGTCCCCAACACCTTGGCGCGCGCCTCGGCCAGCCACTCCAGCAAACCCATTTTTCGCATGCTGGCCATCCAACGCATGTACGCGCCCAACACCCACCACGCCGGTAAGCCGGCCAACAACATGCTGGGACCCAGCACGTAGAACTTGGCCAGCAACGCATCGTCGGTGCCCGCGCCATGATGCGCAAGCCAGGTCATGGCCTCCATCAAGGCGGGCTTCCAGGCAATGACGGACGCCGCCAGCGCCGGGCCGAAAAGGAAGGAACAGGCCACGGTAGACACCGTGCGTACCGTGAATTCCCGCACGCTGCGCGGCGGCATGATCAATAAGCCAAGCATGGCCGCGATGGCGGCGGGAATCCCGTACGCCATCGCGACCTTTAAGGCGGCAAGCCCGCCTAGGCTGGTAGAGCCGGGTTCCATAGAAGGGGTGCTCCTGAGTAGGGTGTGCAGGATGGCCTCCTGTGGGGTGAAAAAAGGCCCGCGGGGAGGCGGGCTTGATGGATGGAGAATTTGCTAGCGAACGAACGAGAGAAGGGAGAGGTTTCCGCTGACAGAAATTACCCCACCACTCGGACGTGGAAACTCAAGGACGAGCGTGTGAGATCCGGCTCCCAAGCCCGTTCTAATTGCACTCCCGGACTTCATGTTCTCGCGCTCATCGCTGGTGTAACTAACGATGGGGGTGCGGCCAATCTCAGCACCATCCAACAACAAGCGGACACTTCCGCCAACTGGCGCGGTAGCCGAGTTAGATCGCGCAGCGAAGTCATAGTTGATGAGAGCATGGCCAGAATCGGCAAGCGCGAACGGAATTGACACGCTGTTGGTACCGCTGCCTGCACCAAACTGCAAGTTAATTGCCACTGCATTGCCCGCCGTCACCGCCCCATTCCTGAGCTGCAGCGTGCCGATCTGTGCCGACTCAATATTGGCGGCTTTGATATAGGCTCTATCAATATTGGCGACCTTCGCGAAAAAGGAATCCGCGTCGATTCTGTCCGCACTCATCGTGCCTGCCGTGACTTTGCTGGCATTCAGGTTTTCGATCATGGCATTTCTGATCCAGGCGTCACCAATCAATGCCTGATTCATGAAGACCTGTCCGCCCTGAATGACAAAGGGCGTAGTGATCACGGTCCCATTGGGGTGAATGACGGCAAAGCGGTCAGCTGCCACAAGCACCTGCGACTCGGATATGCCACTGGAGTTATCGACCCCGACAGCAATGCCTGCAAGGTAGTGTCTACCCTGACTGGTTGTCTGCGCCTTGATCGTCCACATCGCAGACAAATTGCCGTCTATATCTGCAACGGCATCCTTGGTCTCCTGCACCACGGCACTAATGCTCTCGGCCTTCTCGTCCGCAGCATTTGCCTTATCAAGTGCCTGATCAGCCTTGGTGGACGCCTTAGTCGCCGTTGCACCAACGGTACTGACCTCGCTAGAAATGGCCTTGCCTTCTTCGATGCGTTCTTCGCGCTCGGTGCTGATTGCGCCACCCAACTCCACGACCCGGCCGTCGATTTCAACAACCTGGGTTTTCAAGCCCGGAATCTGTTGAATGGGCGTCAGCAGTTCCTGCCCTAGCTGAGACGACGTGATCTTGCCGTTCAGGTATTCCAGGATTTCGGACGCATCTGAACTGGCCTGGCCAAGCACGCCATTTCCTGCTGGATAGCGTGCCCCGGCAATGCCATTGCGATCCCGCAATACCGCCCAGAAGTACAAGCGTGCGCCCGCGGACAAACCCATCAAGGTCGCGGTGTCCTGCGGAAATGCATAGTCACCCATCCGCTGAGCAGTCGAAAATGTGGGCGACTGGCTGTACCAGATTTCCGTCCGATCGATGATCGAGGGCGACGTTGGCAGCGTCCACTTCAAGCGAATAGCAAAAACAAGCGAAGCCGCTGTCAAATCCGTGACCGCAGCAGGTGGCGCCAAAATTCCATCAAGCTGCGTCTGCATCGACGACGCCCATATCGAGGCGACATCAAGTGCATTGAGCGCGCGCACACGACAAAGAAAGGCCCCGGCGTAAATGTTGGGGATTTCGACACTTGTGGACCCCGTGCGCGGCAAGTTGATCCACTCTGAACTGTCTCGACGCCATTGCACTTGGTAAGCGACCGCATTAGCCGCAGGCTTCCAACTAAACACCGCCGTATGACTTGCATAGCCCTGATCGATGACCGAGTACGAAGTGATCGTTACATTGGCCGGAGGCGATTGAACGCCCGGAGGAACGACGGTGATCGGCGCTGGATCAAGACGAGTTCCGAAGTCCACATTATCGAATTTCCCCGGCTCGTGCTGAATCGCAGAAATCTCCGCTTTCATTCCGTCAATACGCTTGACGCTCAAGACGCGGAAGCGCTGCGCGGACAGCTCCTCCGACTCCAACGTCCAAATGCACTCGGCCTGGGGAACTTCGGAGTACGGTGCCGTTACGGTCAATACGAGTACGGTGTCAGGCAAGCCCACGAGGTCTGCGGTCAACTCGGTCGAGTCCACCGTGAAGCGCGTCAGGTCCGCCGTCAGCCCCTGCCCGACCGCAGAGCTGATGATCCGCGTTTCCGAAATTCCGCTGGGGAGGTTGACCGTAAGACGGTCCCCTACACGCACGCCAAGCTTCGCATCGACCGTGACGACCGTAGCCGTGGCCTCACGAATTCTGCCGCCGATCCGGCGCCCGGCCAGATGCTGATCCGCAACACGAATGATGCTGCCTGGCCGAACGCGGCAAGCGTCCAGGCCTACCGCGAAGGACACCGAGCGCGTCTCCATTTTCGAAGTCAGCAACACCCACTTCCCAACTCGATTCGCCTGACCGCGCGACGTGCAACCGAACGCGCTTATCTCAATTTGCTTCAGGCCATAGCGGCCCAGAGATTGCCGGTCCTCGACATACTCAACCTTCTGCCGGCCCATGTCGGAGAGATCATTCCATGACACCAACGCGACGGTATAGCGTGTGTTCAACGGGCTACCGACGTAGCTGAAGCGGCCATCAATCACGTTTGAGGACGTAAAGGTGTAAACCGGGTCGCCAGGCATATCGGCAACGGCAAAAACCGCGCCGCTCGCCCAGTACGCCATACCCCGAAACGCCGACGCCAAGTCCTGCAGAACGCGATACGCATCAGCCGCCGTCTGCAGATACACGTTGCAGGTAAAACGAGGCTCCTGACCGCCAAACCCATCCGGGACCAACTCATCGCAATATCGGCCTATTTGATACAGGCCCCACTTGTCCAGCCAGCCAGCCGGAATACGCTCGCCCAAGCCGTATCGGTCGTTACTGACCAGATCGAAGAAAATCCATGCGGGGTTATCCGTCCAAGCCAGCTTGAAGGTGCCATCCCAAGTTCCGCTGTAAGAACGGTCATCCACGTTGTAATTGGAGGGCACGCGAACAATGCGCCCCTTCCAGTCATAGGCTCGCGTGGGGATACTCTGGAACTGTGACGCATCAAGCTTGATGCCAACGACGGCCGACATGGGATAGCGCAACTTCGCGTCAACCACTTCGGTATATGCATCCACGAAAGTCTTGTCGCCGATGGTGTTGCTCGTCGCATTGGCGGTGATCCGAACGACTCGGATAGACCACCCGGATCGCGCCGAAGGCAAATCGATGCGATGCGATCGCGAATAGCGCTGCGAAGTCTTTCCGTCAAACGCGCTAAGCAACACCTCGCGATATGCACCACCGTCTGTGCTGAGTTCTATCCGATACTCCACCCGATAGCCAGTGATATCACCGTTGCTGGTGTTGGCCAATGAGAGGCCATTGACTGCGAGCGTGATCCGCACAGCGGACAATTGAACATTGGTGAACGACTTGACCCAAGGAACAGCAGCCGTCAGTTCAACGTTTACCGCAGCCGTAACTTCTGAAGCTGGAAAACCCGGCAACGGATCTTGAGTCTGCGTGCCTGCCCGAAAATCGATTGCGACATCCTGAAAGTTCAGAGAGCCGTCCTCGTTGGCAATCGGCGTGCCGTCCAAATACACATCACGCAGTGCACCATTCAACCCGTGCGCCGGGCCGTACACCTCGCCCTCTGACACCAGGTCAACGACGCGGGCATACGCCGTGCTATGAAGACTGTCAGGTGATTCTTTCGGGCTACGGCCGGCGCCACCACCTTTCCCGCCACCAAACCCGACAACTAACGGCTTTTTCGGCATCTTGGTCCCAGAAACCACTAGGGCGCCCAAAGGCGCCCCATCAGTCTGATTATGTTGCATCGTCATACCTGATCCTCGGCGTAGATGCCTGCTGAGATTACGGAGCTGCCCACAATCATTCGGCCATACAAAACCGGCACGGGATTGCCCTGTGCGCTGGTGTTGACGGCGCCATTGAAGTTGTACGACGCCCCGTTATCCGGATTGTCCTTTGCGCTTAGCCCGCGTTGCTGAGGCGATAGCATCTGCACGACGCCGCCCATCACCATGGCGATTCCCACGGACATGACGGTTGACGCGACGGACCCGACTTCTGTGTAAAGCGCCATCCCCGCAAGCGGCGGAAAGTAGATAGCCGCAACGATCAACACCGCTCCCAGAACCGCTTGAAACAGGCCACCATTCTTTGCACCCGCCGGGATCGGAGCAATTCGAATCGCGTCATCACCACACGGCAGCCGCAGTTCTTCGGAACCAATATTCCGGCGTCCAAGAAAGCACGCATATTTCACGCCGCGCGTCTCGCTCTCAGCCAGCGCTTTCTCAAAGCCGGGCAACAACACGCAAAGCGCTCGTATTGCCTCCGCGGTGCTGCTCACGGCAAGGCGATGAGCTCGTCCGAACTGAGTTCCCAGCCAGCCATAAAGCCTGACTTCCCGCAATTTTTCGCTCATCTTTTATCCTTTGTAGCGAAGCACAAGGCGGGTAGCCTCGCGCCAATAGCCGCCGTACACAACCCGCTCGGAGTCACGTCCATACAGGTGATGCAGCATGGCATCAGGTACTGGGTGCAGGCCGCGGTCTTCCTCAAGCGCAGCCGAGCCGATATATACGCCAGCATGGTTCGCCCGGTCTGAGCGGATCTGCATCAGCACCACGTCGCCCGTCGTTAGTTGTTCATCGTTGGCAAGCGGCCGAAAGCCGGCTTCAGCGTAGTGATCCATATAGAGATCGCCTTCCTTGCCCGACTCCCACCAGCCATCATCGCGACGGAAGTCCTGTAGCAGGATGCCGCGCTCCCGCGCATACCAATCGCGGATCAGGCTGTAGCAGTCGAGAACGCCGTGAGCAAACGGACGCCCCAGCAGCGGTGCGCAGTAGCCTTCCGGCGCGAAGCCGGCCAGGTCTCCGCTGACAACATGGCCGCCTTCCACCTGCGCCACCGCCACGATGAACCACGGCAAGCCAGTCGCCTCGCATGCAACGCGGTCCGCCTCGCTGGGGGTGGCTGGTGCGTCGGGGTGCGAGTGCACAACAGCACTGATGCGCCCCGAGTCCTCAGCTTGCGCATAGTCTTCAGGCGACATCACAAAATGATCCGTCCCCGATGCAAGATTGCGGCACGGCGCATAGGTTTCGCGCCGGCCCTGCATCACCACCAGACCGCAACACTCGCGCGGATACTCAGCCACCGCGTGCGCACGGATGGCTGCCATCGTTTTCTTACGCATCGTTATCCCCTGAGCCGATCCGCTGACGGAAAGCCACCGAAGTTGATCACTTCGTACTCGCCGAAGCGCTTTTTGCAATCCGAGAGGAGGCCCGAACAGCGATCCAATGCCGGATCGAAGACCGCGTTCCCGTTGACGTCGAACATGCGGGGCCCGGTGTAGCCGCAGTAGGTACCGCGATAGCCGCCCTTGGTCAGCCAACCGCACACGCCTGCGATGATCTGCCGGGATGGCAGCATCTGGCCATTGAAATCCAGCGCGCTCGACAGTTCGAACTCGACCACCTCGGCGGCCTCGGTCGTCTTCTGCTGAATGATCCAGATTTCAGGCGGAAGCTCTTCGTCGGGCGAGGCCGTTGGATTGCCATCCGCAAAGTTGCGCGCATCCAGATATTTGCCCAGCGTCCGGCGCACGACAATCCGTGCGCCCACCAGGTCATCTAGTGCGATACACAGCGCCGACATCACGCCGGAGATGGGGTTGCCATCAGCATCCTGCCCAATGTTGCCGACAGACAACGTAGGTGTGGGCTGCTGCCCTTCTCCTACCTGCTCAAACCCTTCGGCCTTGATAGCCCAAGGCTCGTACTGATTGCCCTGCCACCAGATCGGACCGACTTGCGTGTAGCCGTGGAAGCGTTGAAGCGTGCCGCCGATACCGGTGGCGTCCAGTTCATAAAGGTCGACCAGCGCGCCGACCTCCAACTTTTGGACGTCTGCATAAATTCCCATGACGTCTCCTTAAGCCTGGATACTTGCGGCCAGGATGAACAGCGCGTCAATCTGCGCTGACGAAAG